CATCGTAAAGTTTTAACCTTTCTTTTGTTGGAAGATCATCATACACTTTACCCATTCGTTCTGCTAAGTCCTCTGCAACAAGTTCTGCATCAACTTTTCTATCGCCAGAAAATCCTGGTGACACGTTGTCGATCGCATCTTCAAGCATTTTTTGTCTTGCTCTTATTCTAGCAATACCCTCTTTGTTGCCTTTGTCTAATCTTGCTTTAATTTGTGCATCTGTTTCTTTTACTTCTTTGCCCCCCATAATTCTAGCACCCTTTGGTATCTCTTTACCTTCCATGTCAAACACTTTTGCAGTTTTTGTAGATGCAACTCCACCTCTAATATTTTCTGCTAAATTTGCTCTTTCTGCAGACTCTATACTTTTGATAGCATTCTCTACTTGATTTGCATTTTTTAATGATCGTGGATCAATACCATTACGCATTAATTTTTCTGCTATGATTTGAACATTCATATCCACAAGTTCTTTGTTAGGTAGGGTTGTCATCACACCTTTTGGTTTTTCTTTTAAAAAGAGTCTTATGACAAATTCTCTAAGTGCTTTTAACATTAATAATAATTCCTTTTACGTTGCTCGACCTTCTCGTCGATATAATCTTCAGGGTGTCCGATCAGACCGCCCTGTCTGAATCGCATGATGGCTTGTGTTGTTGAATCGACCAAGTCATCATGATCCCCGTATGG